TGATAAAGCCATTCTTTATTCTTATAATCTTTTTTCAAACTATTCCTCTGGGCAACAATTAAAACTATCTAATTGTACTGTAGTTGTATAGTCTTTTCCAAATGAAAGGTTTGCAGATTTGCTTGCTGGAACACAATTAGGAACTGGCTTACCATCTTTACCTGGTTTCATCCCACGCTGCACATATCCATCCCAACATGGCGCAGCCTTCTCAATTCCAAAAACATCAGCAAACAATGCTTTATTTCTTTCTCTTTCTACAATTCTTCTAGACCAAGAAAATCCTGCATCTCCACCCCAAGCAAGCCACATAATATAGCCATTTGATGGATTTGCTTGATTGGCCCAGTCTTTACCTTTTTTATCTACTTCGTGTCGTGAAAAATAAGAATACATTCTTTTAACTGTATCAAGACTAAGCGCTTCACCACGAGCCAGTTGTCCCGCTCTAGTCCATCCTACAGACGTTCCAGCGCCTTTAGCCTTGCCATCTTCCTTAAACTTAATAGCCCGTCTTGCAGCAGCCCTAGCGCCTGCTGGAGGCGAATATGTATCAGCCATTTTTCTTCTCCAATTGTTTTTTATGCTTAACAGTATATGGTTCTATCTTAGATTTAACCCTACCATCTTTTGTCATGCGAACAATCCATCCATCTTTTATTTGCATATCATTAAAAGAATATTTTGATGTTTTCATTATTTAACAAATCCTCTTGGATCTAACATACTATTATCCCAAATAGATTTTGTAACTTTTTCTGAACTATAAGTTCCACCTCTACGTTTATATTCTTGAACTACCCAAGAATTAGCAACTGCAGATGGGTACACATCAAATCTATCTTTTGCTTCTCTTAAAATTTGAGCATATAATTTTGCATTTGATGGCCTAGATCCACTACTTCTTGGTTTAATAAATTCATCGTAGTTTGGTTTTTCTGTTCATCTTCTTCTCCATGAGAAGTAAGTGCCCAATCACCTTCTTTAAGGTTTGGCATTGCTTTACCTATGTTGCCCTCTGATCGATTAATAGCATAAATTTGTGCTGCTGCTTTTGCTCTTGTTGTATGGCAACCCATAACTTCATTTGTACCTGTTTTTAGAGCAGGGTATCCAGAACACCCATATGACCCTTTATTACCTACTTTATATGGCATACCTTATATTATACCAGGTTTTCTATAACAAAAATAGGACAGACTATTAAATCTGTCCTATTGTTTTAATCTATTTTACTTTACTACCTTCTTAGATGCTGGCTTCTTAGCAGCCTTCTTTTTTACTGGCTTGATATTCTTCATAGCATCATCTACATCCTTTGCAATTGCATCAAACTTACCAAATGCTGGATCCTTTGGATTTGCTGCACGAAGAACAACTGGTACAAGAGCAGCCACTAGAGCAGCCCACATGTCTTTAGGATCAGTAATTCCTGCTGTATATAGTGCAACTACACCAGCAAGAACTGAACGTCCATAAGAGGCTACCATAGCCTTTAATTGTGCGTTATTCATTTAATCACCACCCTATTTTTATTATACACTATTGCTTATCTTTGTTTTGTTCAATAAGAGGTCGCAATTGTTTAACGATATTCATTAAAATTGGACCAGTGCGATAATCTCCGAGATCCACACGATTTGTTTCTTTTCTACAGTACTCAATAACTTCATTTATTTTTGCCATTGTATTTTCAATATACTCGAATGCCCAATCTCTTGAATCAGATAAAAATTTTATAAAATCTTCATTTGAATCATCTTTAAACTTAGACGAATTCTCTAACTCTTCTTTCATTGCAACCATCATAGATAGAGCAATTTGATTATCTAATAAACTTTGAGTTAGTGCTATTTGAATTTTAACAGCCCTATATAATATGTAAGCATTAAATATAACTAAAACTCCTATTACCCAACTATACCAATACATTTTTCTCCTCATGTGTAGGCCAATAATATTTGCATGGTTCTTTTTTATTTGGACAGCAAGGAATATTATAAGGACTTGATACTGCAGATTGATATTCTACATAGTATATGGGATCTTTATGAAACAAGTTAGCCCTATGTGTTGTTATTACACGCATCAATTTAGTTTCATCTTTCCAAAAAGATGGAACATTGTTGCCCCAATTTTCCCAACATTGATCTTTTAAATCATTAAGATTTGCTTCGTTGTTCTCTGTTTTAATGCCACGCATCTTTGCTTCTTGAATCATAGACTGTATGTACTCCCACAGACCACGTTCAAATCCTCGCCACATTAAAACTGCTGGATGATTTCGCCAACCACCAGTTTTAGACTTGCCAGACAAAACATTAAGAATTTCATTTTTTCATTTTTCACCTTCATTCTTAAGCATTTTTTACAAATAACATAACTATTACCAGTAAAAGGACAAGATCCTGCATCAATAGAAAAATCATGTCCTGTAATCTTACAAATTATTCTTTTAATCATTTTACTGCATCTCTTACTAACATTACTACAGCACCATTATCTTCCAGTGCTTTTTTTACTTTCATCATATATTCAAATGCCCTACGTTTTTCAAACTCATCTAATCTCATAAATTGTTTTTCATTTGCTCTAACAGTTAAGAAATGTTCGTTATCTATAATATCAACTGCAAAACCTCTTGGTGGTGTAATTGATCTAAAAGCACGTTGCATATTGTCTGTGTACATCACATTTCCAATGTTAAGTTTTCCCAAATCTCTCCCCAACGAGATTTAGTTTTATGGTTGTTAAATTCTCTAGATATGTTTCCTTTATCTAAATATACTCCGCCCCAAACACCATACTCTTTATCAGAGATTCCAACAGCAAAGCACTGTCTGGCAACGGGGCATGCAAGACAAACATTGTCTATTCCATGTCTTATGTTTGGAGTTTCTTCATACTTGTCAAAAAATAGATTAGTATCATAATCAAGACAAGCAGCATCTTCTTTCCACAAATGTTTATTCATCATTATTCCAGGTGGCTGCTTTTAATATTCCATCCATTTTTACCTGGCTCATAAACTGTTTTAATATTCCAGGTATTATTTACAAATGCACCGTTTTGTTTATACATTGCGCTATTTGATTTTGATAAATGAATAACATTCCAGCCATCCCAAGAAAGGTTGGAGTTTTTATTAACAATTTCTTCCATTTTATTTAGATCAGAAATAATCATTTTAGTTTTCCTAATGTGAGAATATGCCGACTTCGACATCACTATCCTGTGCAAATGAAACCAGTTTTGAAACACGCTCTTTTGGTTTACTAAGATACGCATAATAGTTAATGTCATATATATTTTCTACTACCCACTCTGGGGTTACTTTGTAGAACTTTACCTTTTTGCCTCTTGCCTTTAATCCTTTTTCAGAAATATTGCAAAACTCTGAAACAAAAGAATTAATATTTGATGGACCTAAAGAATAGACTATGTACTCATCATCGTTTTGTTGCATTGATGACAAGCCAATACCCATAGCGCGAAGGAATACATTGTAGTCATTAAACTCATTTGTTCCCTGTACCACGATTTTCATTTTTTGCCCTATTCTTTAGTTTGTCCAGTATAACCATCATCTTGCCTACATCTTCATTTGACATGTTTTGTATATCAATTGGAGAAGTTGTACTTCTATCTACTTTGCCATCTTCAACAACTGCTCTGTAAAATACATTTTCATGTACCCAGTAAGCATAGTCTTCAGTAACTAAAACATCTATAATATTTGAGTTATAGTGTTTTAATGACTGAGTTTTTTTAATAACAGTATTGGCAATATACGAAGGTATGAATGGACCAATAATACTATTAATATGGCTTTGTCTATATTTAATTTTTTTACTTTCTTTTTTACCGCTTAGTTTAATTATAGCAAAAACAAGCAGCGCTGTCAAGAACGATACAAGTAAATCATTCATAAATTAATTGTATCATCTTTCTATGAAAGTATTATGCGTTTGATTTCTAGTAGAAACTTTTTCATATCTTCATCCAACTGATCTACTTTGATTGGATTAAATGCTTTTGGAGATAATGTTACAACTGGATTGTCTGAAAACAAATCCATTTCAACAAAACCGTTTTCCCAAAGATACATCATTTCTTTATTAAGCATGCTTGTATGCAATGCATAAAGTTCTGGGTGAACCTCTTGCAGTTTGTTTGTAAAACTATAAAGTGCTTCACCCTCTTCATCAAAGCCTTTAAATTCTACAGCACCTTGATCAATTAGGTTTAATAATATTTGCTCTTCTGGGCCAAGGTTCATGAGTATGACTCACCTTGATTTCTTTTCTCAATTAGTTTTTCACGTTCATCTACAATAGAATAAGCATATGCCATCATTTTTTCATAACCAAGAACATGGTTCATAATTTTATTATAGTGATGACCACAGAACATTAGTTCACCATTTACACCAGTTAC